AGTGTCAAACTTGTAGAAAAATGAGTATAGCTAGAAAAGGGGATAAATGTTACATGTTTGGCACTACTATGCCTGATGAAGTAAAAGCAAAAATAAGTGCGGCTTTGTGTGGTAAAACACAAACAGTGTTAACATGTCCCCATTGTAATAAAGCTGGTGGTTCAATAATGAGGTACTGGCATTTTGATAACTGTAAAATGAAAAAGGAACTAACAAATGACACAATTATACGTGCAGGTGCTTGACGGCGCTATGAGCCAATGTTGGGACACCACTCCTCCAGTACCAGTAGGTCAAGATGGTTGGAAGTATGCTATTGAGATTATCCCTACTACTATACCTTACCAACAAGGCTTAAATGGTCCAGTCTATGATTGCACTAAAGACCCTGTTGAGATCGTATGGACAGTTTATAACATCTCTATTGATAGCCGTAAGTCTAATATGAAGGGTCAAAACTCAGGTCAATTCAACCAAGTTGTAGCTTATGAAGCGCAAACTGAAACTGATGGCAACCCTAATACGCACTACGATGCTCAAGTCGTTGCAGATGCTCAAACACGTTATGAAAGAATTAATGTTGAGATTACTGCAGCAACTACACAAGATCAGTTAGATGTTATCCAACAAGAACTAAACAACTTCGTACCACCGTCTAACTAATATGAAGTTGAATCTTGGATGTGGGTATAACCAACTTGAAGGCTACATTAATGTAGATCAAGACCCACGTTGTAAGCCCGATGTTGTAGCAGACTTAGAGAAGACTTTGCCTTTTGAGGATAGCTCAGTAGATGAAATTGCTCTAACTCACGTGCTAGAACATCTGGGTCAAGATACTAAAACTTACCTAAACATATGGAAAGAGTTCTACCGTGTGCTAAAAGACCAAGGCGTTATAAAGATTGTAGTGCCTCATCACTTGCACGAGAACTTCCATCATGATCCTACGCATTGTAGGAAAGTAACACCTGTAGGTGTTGATATGTTTAGTCAAGAAAGGAATCTTCATACGATTGAGACAGGTGGCTCTGAGACTACGTTAGGTCTGCAGTGTGGTATTGATATTGGTGTTACTGAAGTTGGGTACGACCTCATGCCAGAAGTACAAAAAGAGCTTCAAGGGCAACCATACCATATAATAGAGCGTGAAGTTAATAAGCGTAACAACGCCTGTTTTCAAGTGCAAATCAATGCTAAAGCCCACAAACCTGCAAGAGGTGATGTATAATGAGTTTTAAGTTAAGCGAGAAGTCTTTAAAGCGGTTAGAAGGGGTGCACCCTGATTTGGTAAAGGTAGTACAACATGCCATTACTATAACGCCTTTAGACTTTGTGGTACTTGAAGGTTTACGCTCTAAAGAAAGACAACGCTATTTGGTAGATAAAGGTGCTTCTAAAACGATGGACTCTTACCATATTACAGGCCATGCAGTGGATATAGCACCTATAGTGGGGGGAGAAGTTTCATGGGATTGGAAGTACTATAATGCCTTATCTGCCTTCATTAAAGAGGCTGCGCAAGATGTCGGGGTTTTTATAGAATGGGGTGGAGACTGGAAGACTTTTAAAGACGGTCCTCACTGGCAGATACATAGATAATTAGGAGTTAACAATGGCGTTTTTCTCGTGGGTACTAGCAAGATTGCAAGAAAGCTCAACATGGTACGGCCTAGCGGCTATACTAACAACTGCAGGGTTAAACTTAGATCCTGCTCTTAGTAAAGAAATTGTAAGCTTCGGTGTAAGTGCTGCTGGCTTTATTGCTGTTATAACTAAGAACAAAACATAATGCTTGGGTTTGCTCCTCTTGCGACTATACCAATAGCGGACATACTGCTAGGAAACACTGTCACTCTAGCGGGGCAAAACCTAACCTTAACACAATCCTCTGTCGCAGCTGCAATATCAGCTACCATAAACCTTACAGGGCAAACAGCCCTTGTATTGACTCAAAACTCTACATCCGTAACCGCCACAGCAAGCTACACGCTGGTAGGCCAAAGCCTAGCATTTACTCAAAACAACCTAAGTATAACAGCTAGTAGTGTAAAGTTGCTTTTAGGTCAAGTAGCAATGAACTTAGCTCTCAATTCAGTAGAGGCTACAGCAGCGGCAAACGCACTAATAACAGGGCAAACAGCCCTTGTGTTGACTCAAACCGATGTAGCTGTAACAGCTGCATCTAACTACGAATTAATAGGCCAGTCTCTAACACTAACACAAAATAGTACAAAAGAGGCTGTAGCGCCTACATTAGGCAGCCAAAACATGCAATTAACCTTGCATTCTATGCGTATGTGGAACAAAATAGACCCATCGCAGAACCCTAATTGGACGAGCATAAATACAACGCAATCATCAGGTTGGACTGAAATAAACACTGCTCAGAATCCCGATTGGACTGAAATACCTACTTAAGAGATACGAAGATGCCGAGTACATATAGCTCTAATTTACGCATACAACTAATCGCCTCTGGCGAGCAAGCCAATCAATGGGGTATTACAACTAATACCAACTTAGGAACTCTTATAGAGCAAGCCATTGCAGGTTTAGCCAGCATAGATGTTACTGCGGGAGATGTTACCTTAACTGCTTTGAATGGGGTATCTGACCAATCTAGACAAATGGTTCTTAGCATAACGGGAACTCCGGGAGTTTCAAGACAGATACTAGCCCCTGCTGTATCTAAGGTGTATGTAGTTGCTAATGACTCTGATAGTGACGTTGAGATAATAACTACAGCAGTTGGTAGTTCGGGCATTACGGTTACTCCGGGCATTGCCACTATGGTCTATAGTGATGGGGTTGATTTTTTTACAGCTAACGACAATGTGCTTGCTACCTATGCGCCTAATGTTGCGGTTATTACAGATGCCCTTGGTATATTGACAGGCTCTGCAGTTACAGATACGGAACTAGGTTATTTAAGTGGGGTTACATCATCAGTACAAGATCAGTTAAACTCCAAGTTCGCCGCTAATTTTATTCTAAGCCTATAACGGGGGCATATAGATGCCTTTACAATACCTACAATTTAGGCCGGGCGTATCAAGAGAGTCTACAGATTTAGCTAACTCAGGAGGTTGGTATGCCTGTGATAAGATACGCTTCCGTTCAGGTATGCCTGAAAAGATAGGGGGTTGGGCGCCAGCTACGTCAGCTACGTTCCTTGGGGACTGCAAACACATTGTAGAATGGGTTACTTTATCTGGGTTCTATCTACTAGGACTGGGGACTAACTTAAAATACTACATATATTCTGGCGGTGCGTACTTTGATATAACCCCAATACGAGTTACTTTAAACCTCCCTACAAACCCTTTTCTACCTATATACTCTACTTTAAATGCTAGTATTACGGCTACAGATACGTCTTTTGATGTCGTTAGTGGAACGTCTTTTACTCATTTAGCCCCGTATATTATTAAGATTGACTCCGAAGAGATATGGGTAAGCACTGCATCTATTAATACTTTATCAGGTTGTATTCGTGGATATAACGGAACTACTGCCGCTGCACATAGTGCAACCACTCCGGTAACAAGCTCTTGGGTAACAGTAGACTCTCCATATAACCATGCAACACCTAATGACTTTGTAACTTTTAGTGGCGCTACGGCGTTCGGTCCTTATACAGTAGATGACCTTAATAAAGAATACGAAATCAAATACACTGATGCTGCTTATATCAATATAGACACAGGGGTTCAATCTACTTCAGTAACTGCGGGCGGTGGCTCTGCTCCTGTTGTAGCGGCTTATCAAGCAACTACTGGGTTAAACACTACTAGCTTTGGCGCTGGTTGGGGCGCAGGTCCTTGGAATGGAAATCATGGGTGGAATACCCCATATCAAAGTAATGGAATTGAAGACGAGCTTCGTTTATGGAGTGCTGATACCTTTGGGCAAGACTTATTCTTTAATGCTGAGTACGGTCCTATCTATTACTATGCAGGGTCTAATGTTTCTTTAAGTGGTCAAGTATCGGGGCGGGGGATTAATATTCGTGATATAGGGGGAACTGATGGGTTTGCTCCTGCTGTGGGTACTAGGGTGTTTGTTACTGAAGAGCGCCATGTTGTTGTACTAGGGGCTAATGACCCTACGCTTCCTGTTGTTTCTGCAGGTAGTTTTGTACTAGGAACAGCTTATGTTATTGATAGTGTAGGGACTACAGACTTTACACTTCTTGGTGCAGCTAAAAACGAAATAGGACAATACTTTATAGCTACAGGGGCGGGCTCAGGAGCCACTACAGGAACAGCGATTAACGCTGTGAGAGACCCTCTATTAGTACAATGGTGCGATCAAGAAAACCCACTTATCTGGGACCCTGCAGATATAACAAACACTGCTGGATTTTATAGGCTCACTAATGGTAGTGAGATAGTTACCTCAGAGAAGACACGTAAAGAAGTTTTAATTTGGACAGACTCTGCTATCTACTCTATGCAGTATCAAGGGCAGCCTTTTATATTCGGGTTTAACCTCGTCTCTGCTGAAATAACTATAGCTTCTCCAAATGCGGCTACTACGGCTAATGGCATTACTTACTGGATGGGTATTGATAAATTCTATGCTTATTCTGGGCGTGTAGACACGCTCCCTTGTTCGTTAAGACAGTATATATTTGATGACTTTAACACCGACCAATCAGCTCAAGTATGCTCTGGCACTAATGAAAAGTACAATGAGATCTGGTGGTTTTATCCTTCTGCAGACTCTGAAGTCATTGACCGTTATGTTATTTACAACTATCTTGAAAAGCTTTGGTACTACGGGCAAATGGAACGCACTGCGTGGCTAGACTCACATATACAGGGGCTTCCTTGGGCTACTGTTGATGGTATGTTGGTGCAGCATGAAAGTAGTGTGGACAATGGGTTAACTAATCCTCCTAGTGCGATTGTAAGTTATATAGAGAGTGCCGATTTTGATATTGGTGAGGGCGATCAGTTTTCTTTTGTTAAGCGGGTTATTCCTGACGTTGACTTTATTGGTTCTACCGTACCTGCTCCTTCAGTTGTTATGACTATATCTGCTAGAAACTTTCCGGGGCAAGGTGTTTTTACTTCTGCTGACGCTCCTGTAATTGCAGGTAATAAAGTGACTACTCAGGTGTATGATTACACCGATCAAATATGGATACGCTTAAGAGGTAGACAGATAGCCTTTAGAATTGGTAGTGAAGATTTAGGTATAAAGTGGCAGTTGGGAACTCCTAGACTTCAGGTGCAACCTGATGGACGTAGGTAAATATGAAAAATCCCGGCTTTAGTATTCCAACTCCTGACGTACTTCCACTGCCACCGCTTGAGTATGATGTGCAGTATATGAACTCTTTGATACGGCTACTGAACTACTACATACAACAGCAAGCTAATCCGGGGCATTTACGTGGTACTGATCTTGTGATTACTCTAACGGGGGCGGGTGCCGTACAGCCTGTAGCTTCTATAGAACATATAATAGACCCTGCTAGTGCCTTAGTGAATAAAACGATTGTTAATATTGCGGACCTTCCAACTTCCGCTACTGGGTTAAGTTCTGGTGATGTTTGGAATAGTGCTGGCACCCTTAAAATTGTATAGAGATTAATCATGGCATATAACACAACTGCAAAAGGCTTATCAGCTCTAGGGCGTGAAGGCGATAACACCTTAATACACGTAAGCAAAGACGAACTAGCTGGGCTTCAATCATTATTAGGCCCTGTATCAACTAACCCACACACAGGCCTTCCAGAAGCATTTTCTTGGAAAAAAGTACTAGAAACGGCACTTATAGGTATTGCTGGGGCGTATACAGGAGGCGTAGGTGCAGCTGCTTTAGGCGGTGGGGCTCTAACAGGAGTAGGAGTAGGTGCTAGTACTGGGGCTTTACTTGGAGGGGTATCAAGCGCAGCTGAAGGTAAAGGTTTTGGTTCTGGCGCAATAGGCGGAGCACTAGCTGGTGGTGTGAGTGGTTATGGTGGGGTAGGTAGTTTTGATGCCTCTGGAGCAGG